ATGTTGCGTGAGGAGATGCTTGCTATCCCTCCTGAGCTTTTGCAAGGAACAGATATTGATATTGAGTATGTATCGCCTCTGGCCCGTGCGCAAAAGTCTAGCAGTCTTAACAGCACTATGCAGGCTCTTGAAATCCTACTGCCTCTAGCACAGGCGTTGCCAGTGACTGACCACCTTGACCCTGATGGTTTGGTTAAACATGTTACTGATTCCCTTGGCGTTCCTAAGACTACCTTGCGTTCTAGCCGTGAGGTTGCGCAGATGCGTCAGGAACGAGCAGCAGCAGAGCAACAAGCAATGCAGCGTCAGACTGAACAAGAGGATGTATATACAGCAGCGCAAGCGGCGCAAGCAGTTAGGATGGTTGGGCAATGACCCCAGAGGTAGAGAAACTTAAATTTATGTACAAAGAAACCTTTGCCACCGAAAGCGGCAAAAAGGTTCTTGAAGACCTTGAGGCCCGTAGTAACTGGCGGGTGTCAAGCTATGTGGCTGGCGATGCCAATGCCACAGCTTTTGAGGAAGGCAAGAGGGCTGTCCTTTTGCACGTTCATAGTATGATGAAAGAGGAGTAATTATGTCAGAAGAAGCTATCGAACAGGTAGCCCAGGTTGAAGCACCGATGCTGGAAACCCCAGCAGAAGTTGCGTCAGGCGGGTCTGGTAACGATTTCTTGAATATGATACCAGAAGAATTGCGGGGGCATCCTAGCATTTCACCTATCAAAGATGTTGAGAACTTGGCGCGGTCATATGTAAATGCCCAGCGTCTTATAGGTGCAGATAAAATACCACTGCCTGCTAACCCTACAGAAGAGGACTTGGATAGAGTTTACAGTAGACTTGGCAGGCCGGATTCACCAGATAACTATGACATTGCTGCTGATGGCAATATAGTAACAGAGGAAGTTGCTAATAGTTACAAAGACATAGCGCATAAACTTCGCCTTACACCTGAGCAAGCAAGCGGCGTTCTTGACTACTATAAGAGTGTTGTGGAGAACACAGGTGTTGCAAATATGCAACAGGTTGAGCAACAGCGTGAACAGTCAGAGGCTGCATTACGGCAGGAATGGGGTTCAAATTATGACGGGATTGTGCAGAAAGCGGCAGCAACCGCGCAAGAATTTGGCAATCCTGAGATGTTTGACTTAGACCTTGCCGATGGCACTAAGCTGGGCAACAACCCAGAGTTTATAAAAGCATTTGCAAAAATTGCAGAATTTAGGCAAAGTGTGACAAGTGAAGATACAGTTTCGGACTCATCTCAGACTTCGTTTATGACGAGGGAAACGGCTCAGGCAGAGGCAGATGCCATTATGAAATCTCCTGAGTACACAGATAGGCGAAACTATGCAGCCCGTCAAAAGGCTGTAGGACGAGTACAAGAGCTAATGAACTACATTCATGGATGATGTAGAGATAAGGCTAGAGTGTTTAAGGGTCGCGTTAGAGTATGGCACACAACGCGATGTTTTAAATCCCGACCACCTCGCAGATAAATACTACGAGTGGGTCATGCAGGGTAGCGAGTCACATCGTCCTGTTGCCAGTCGGAAAGACGACAGCCCCACAAGGGCTAAAAAATCTAGGGGTGTCCGTAAGGGTAGCACACCGCAATTAGTATAAATGTAACCGTGTGAAATAGGAGACATGTTATGTCATCACAAATCACCACGGCATTTGTTCAACAGTATTCTGCAAACGTGCAGATGCTCTCACAGCAGATGGGTTCCCGTCTGCGTGATGCGGTGCGCATTGAGAATGTTGTTGGAAAGAATGCCTTCATCGACCAGATTGGTGTAGCGACAGCGCAGCTTCGCACATCAAGAAATGCCGACACACCACAGATTGACACCCCTCATGGAAGACGGCGTCTGTCTTTGGCTGACTACGAGTATGCTGACCTTATTGACGACCAAGACAAGGTTCGCATGTTGATTGACCCTACTTCCTCATACGCTATGGCTGCTGCGGCTGCTATGGGCCGTGCGATGGATGACGTTGTTATTGCTGCTGCAATCGGTACAGCCTCTACTGGTGAGACTGGCTCAGGTTCAGCAACTCTTGATGCAACGGCAAACTCAGTAGGTTCTGCCTCGTCAAACGATGGTCTAACAATCGCAAAGCTGACAGAAGCCAAGCGTAAGATGGACTTGAATGATGTTGACCCATCAATCCCACGCTACATTGCTGTTGGGCCAAAGCAAATCGAAGACTTGCTTGGTACAACTCAGGTAACTTCATCAGACTTCAACACCGTTAAGGCGTTGGTATCTGGCGATGTGGACACCTTCATGGGCTTCCGCTTCATTATGACAAACCGTCTGTCTGTTGATAGCAACGACATCCGCACATGCTTTGCATGGGCAGAGGATGGAATTACTCTCGGCATCGGCAAAGATATCAATGCTCGCATTGATGAACGTGCTGACAAAGGTTACGCAACACAGGTCTACTACTGCATGAGCGTTGGCGCTGTGCGGATGGAAGAGTCTAAAGTTGTGCAAATCTTCTGTGACGAAACACCTGACTAAGAAGGAGCTAGGTAATGACTACTAAAAACTCAGACTTGGTAGCAAACCTTGAGGCTTCCCCTCAGGTTATGAACGATGCCCAAGAGTTGCACGGTGTAATCCGTGTTGCCCAAGGAAACGTTGCACTTGCTGCTGGTGATAGCACTGACGATGACATTGTTATGCTTGCACCCATCCCAAGCAACGCCACCATTACATCTCTGCGCGTAGGCACAGATGCCCTTGGTGGAAGCTGCACATACAATGTTGGCCTCTACACAGATGCTGGCATTGTTAAGGACGAAGACTTCTTTGCTACTTCTGTTGCCGATGGCGCAGGGCTTGCAGAGCTTCGTTATGAGGCGGCTGATTTGAACACCACAGGCCAGAAAGTCTACACAATGGCTGGTGATAGCTCTGACCCTGGTGGGTACTACTATGTTGCGGCTACATTTAATGCAACTGGCGGCACTCCTGGAGACATGGCGTTTGTTATCGAATACGTTGTAAACTAACACTGAGGGGGCGGGAAACCGCCCCTTCTTTCCAAGGGGGCGCATGGAGCAGAACAACGATTTTCGTTGGGACTTAAAAGTTGGTCAGCTACAAGAACAGTGGCTAGGTGAGCTTTTAGAGAATGTACCTATAGAGGTGAAACGTGATTTTATGGCTTCGCAAACTGGAAATGTGTTTGTGGAGTTTTTTTGTAGAAAGAAACCGTCTGGAATAGCCACTACAGAGGCGCAATACTGGGCGTTTATACTTGGCGAGGAAACTGTGGTATTATTGCCAACAGTTAAGCTAAAGACACTAGCTAGGCAGGCATACAAAGAAGGCCGCATAATCAGAGGCGGTGATAATGGTGCAAGCCAAGGTGTATTGATAAATGTAGAGAGGTTGGTACGAGATGCCATCAGTAGTTGATATTTGTAACGAGGCTATGGACTTGCTTGGTGCTGCAACTATTACCTCGCTAACTGAAAACTCCAAAGAAGCAAGATTGTGTAACCGCCGCTTTGAAACTGTGCGTGACGCTGTTCTTCGGGCGCATCCTTGGAATGCAGCGATTGCCCGTGCTGATTTAGCGCAAGACAGCGCAAAGCCTGCTTTTGGGTTTAACTTTCAGTACACACTCCCAAATGACCCATACTGTTTGCGGGTGCTGTCTTTCTGGAACGTAAACGTAGACAATGAGCTTACACCGTATGACAGCCAAGTTATGTACAAGATTGAAGGCCGCAAAATCCTTAGCAATGAAGAGACATGCAAGATTATATATGTTTCACGGGTAACAGATACAGAGCAGTACGATGCGCTGTTATCTAGCACAATAGCGCACAGATTGGCCTCTGAGACTGCTTATGCAATTACAGGCAGTAACAGTATTGCGCAGCAGATGTTTAGTTTATACGAAACCCGCATCCGCGAAGCACGTTCTATGGATGCGATGGAAGGCCAGCCAGACAAGATTATTGCAGACGACTTTGTAAACATAAGGTTCTAAGATGGCGCGTGTATCTAGTATTGTTACCAACTTCCGCGCTGGCGAATTGTCTCCGCGTCTGGAAGGCCGCATTGACTTGCAAAAGTACAACGAGGCTGCGCAAACCTTGCAGAACATGCTGGTGTTTCCGCAGGGTGGCACGACACGCAGGCCAGGCACTAAGTTTGCTGGCAGGTCAAAGGACGGCGGCAAAGTAAGGCTTATTAACTTTGAGTTTAGTGATGAGCAAGCATATGTGCTTGAGTTTGGTGTTAATTATATACGGTTCTTCAAAGATGGAGGCATACTAACAGAGGCCGTTAAGAACATCACAGGAATCACTAAGGCTAACCCAGCCGTTGTAACGTCTAACTCTCATGGCTTCTCAAACGGAGACAGGGTGTTTATTAGCGGTGTTGTAGGTATGACTCAGGTGAACAACCTAGAGTTTACTGTAGCTGGCGCAACAACTAATACGTTTCAATTATCCGGCGTAAACAGCAGCGCTTACACAACTTACTCGTCTGGTGGCACGGTTGGAAAGATTGTAGAGGTTACGACTACATACAGCATCACAGATATCTTTGAGATTAATCACGCTCAGTCTGCTGATGTGTTGTATCTAGCCCACAAAGACCATGAGCCTGCAAAACTTACACGCACCACAGCAACTAGCTTTACGCTATCGGACATTGCTTTTGTTGATGGCCCGTATCTTGATGAGAACTTAACAGACACTACGCTGTACGCCTCTTCTGACACAGGCACTATAACCATTACTGCGTCTGCTAGTTTGTTTACTAGCGCAGATGTTGGGCGGCTTATCAGGTTCCGCGAAGTGCTTGAGGTTACCTATGATGAATGGGCTGCTAGTACAAGCTACGCTAATAACGAATTTGTACGTTATGATGGGCATGTTTATAAGCAGGTGACAGGCTCTACTCAGACATCTGGCAACACGCCTCCTGTTCATACCAGTGGCACAGAAACATACGGTGCTATTGATTGGGAATACCGACACGATGATACTGGCTACGCCAAGATAACTGTGTTTACCAGCGCAACCGTAGTTACGGCTGTAGTACAAGAGGACGATGGCGGGATATTTGTTTTGCCGCACAACGTAGTTGGGTCTTCAAACGCCACAAAGAAATGGTCGCTGGGCGCATTTGATGGCGACCAAGGTTTCCCCCGTGCTGTTGCGTTCTATGAAGAGAGGCTATATTTTGCTGGCACTACAGGTCAGCCACAAAGCATTTTTGGCTCAGTAACGGCAGACTTTGAGAATCACACACCTGGCACAGAGGACGACAAGGCCGTAAACATTACGATTGCGTCTGACCAAGTCAATGTTATCAAGCATCTTTTGCCTGCACGTTTTCTTCAAGTGCTGACGACTAGCTCAGAGTTTACCTTATCTGGCGGCACAGGAACCACCCCCGTAACGCCTACCAACATTAATGTGTTGCGCGAAACTACATTTGGCTCATCTGACATTCGCCCGTTACGAGCAGGCAACAGTACCATTCTAATCCAGAAGGGGCTTGAGAAGGTTAAAGAGATTACCTTTGACTTAGATACTGACGGATTGCTAGGTGTTGATTTGTCCATCCTAGCTGACCACCTGCCACGCGGCGGGTTGACTGATATGATTTGGCAGCAAGAGCCTGAGCTTATCCTGTGGTTTGTACACAGTGATGGCGGTCTTATTGGCCTTACTTATGACCGTGCAAACGGCGCAGTCGGCTGGCACGACCACGACCTTGGCGGCTCTGGAATTGTGGAAAGTATTACAGCTATACCAAGCGGGGCAGAAGACCAAGTCTATCTTTCGGTAAAGCGCACTATAAACGGGGACACTGTGCGTCACATCGAAACTTTAACGACAATAGATTTTGGCGATGATGTCGGGGATGCTTTCTACGTTGATAGCGGCCTTACATATAGCGGTAGCGCAACAACCACTATTACAGGGTTAAACCACCTTGAGGGCGAAACTGTCGCTATCCTTGCTGATGGCGCGGCTCATGCTGATAAGACTGTTAGTGGCGGCAGCATTACGCTAGATAGGAGTTCCTCGAAGGTTCATGTTGGCTATAGCTACTCGTCTATTGTAGAAACATTGCGCATGGAAGCTGGTGCAGATGATGGAATTGCACAGGGTAAGATTAAGCGTATCCACGGTGTAACAGCACGGTTCTTTAAGTCTGTGGGTGCAGAGATTGGCCCTGATGTAAACAACCTAGACCGTCTGCCATTCCGCGACAGTAGTATGGACATGGACACTGCCATTCCATTGTTTAGCGGTGACAAAGAAATCTTCTTCCCGTCTGGGTATGACAATGATGCGCGGGTTGTTATCCGGCAGAACCAGCCTCTGCCAATGACAGTGTTAGCAATTGTGCGGAGGTCTAATACATTCGATGCTTGATGTTGGTTATTTCCAAAAAGGTGATATTGAGGAGATTGAGTTAGAGTACGAGATGTCACCAGCAGAAAAGGCAGGCTTTGAGGGCTATCAAAACATAGTGGGCTTTACTGCTAGGAAAGATGGCAAGATTGTGATGATGGGCGGGGTGCATGTTATGTGGCAAGGAGTAGGAGAGGGTTGGCT